AGGCGCAGGTGCTGGCTGAACGCAAAGCCATGGTCAAGGCGAAAGCCAACCCCACCATCGTGCTTTGCAGCCCGGACTTCTTCGCGACGATGCTGGAGTTCGCCGGTGAGAAGTACACCCCGACGTCCAACGAAATGCTGCTTGCCGCCGCTGCCGGCGGGCAGGTCGGCAGCTTCATGGGCTTCACCTGGATCGAAGTCAACGGCTTCGCGTCGTCTGCTGATCTTGCCTACTATCCGCACGGCGGTACGAAGGCCAGCGTTACGGCGGCGAACCTTGCGAAGGTGGAATTCATCATGTACGACCCGAACGCTTTCGGCGTCGGCGATAACTTCAGCATCGTCCGCATGGTCGATTCTGAGCTGTTTGCCGGTACGAAGGCGCAGGTCGAGGAAAACGCCGCCCTGCGTGTTCTGGACGCTGCGCAGGTGCACGTGAAGTCCTACGCAAGCGCGTGATTGGCAGGTGAATCACGGTGTACGCGGATTTTGACACATACGTAAAGCGGTACGGTGACGATCTGTCCCCTTTCCGCGACGAAGTGACTGCTGCCCGCTATCTGCGAGCGGCGTCGCGGGAAATCGACCGCTTTACGTTTGACCGCTTCGGCGGCACGCTGCCGGAATCCACGATCGACGCCGAAAAGCTGCAGGACTGCGCGTGCGAACTGGCCGAATGCCTTTACCGCATTGACCAGGCGCGTGACAGCGCGGCTGAAACCGCAGATGTCGGCGGCGTAAAAACCGCCGGCCCTGTGGCGTCGGTGTCGTCCGGCAGCGAATCGATCACATATAAAGCGGCTGACAGCTGCTACACGACCGCCGCGAAGACTTCGGCGGCACGTGACGAGCTGGTGTTTGACTTGCTCCGGCGTTGGCTTTCCGGCGTGGCCGTGGATGGCGTCCTTGTGCTGTACGCGGGGGTGACGTGCTGATGCTGCTGCATAGCGATACGATCACGCTCTTTTCGCGCGTGCGCGGCGCACGCGGTCAGGCTGATACATGGGTGCGGCATGTGCTGGCGGGCGTCAAGGTGGAAGCAAAAACCGCTATGACGCCAGGTACGACCGGCGACGTGCCTGGGCACTATGTGCTGCTGCTTGTACCGAAAGCGTCCATTGACGCGCTGACCTATGCGACGCCGGAAGTGTACCAGGCGGCGGATGACCGCAGCGGCATGATTGCGTTTCAGCCAGGCGATTATTTCTGCCGCGGCGAGCACGACTGGGCGGAATACGATGTGCTGTGCAAAGTAACAGAGTGCCACCGCATCACATCCTGCGCGTGGTTTCCGCTGATTGCGCACTTCGAGGTGACAGCATCATGAGCGGCATCAAGCACTATAAGGACGTCAGCTATGTCAAAGGGCGCGTCCAGGTAAATCTTCGGTTCTCAAAATACGGTCCACGATTCGCCAAGGCACAGGAATGGCTTGGACAGCAGGTGCTTGCGGACAGCAAGCTGTATATGCCGCTGAAAACCGGCAGCCTGCAGCAGCGTTCATACGTCACAGAAGGTGGCCGGCAGGTTGTGTTCCCAGGCCCATATGCGCGGTATCTGTATATGGGCAAGGTCATGGTCGACCCGGAAACCGGTTCGCCGTGGGCGCGTAAGGGCGCTGTGAAAGTTGTAGCCGACCGCGACCTGCGGTTTGCGACCGGCGTGCCGCGCTGGGCGGAAGTCGCGCAAAACGAACACGGCAAGGAATGGGCCGCGGAGTGCAAGCGGATCATCCTGGGGGAATCAAATGGTTGACACAAAAGATTTTTCAACGATCCTGAGCGACTTGCTGAATGACTTCCCTGCCATCGGCGCGCGTGAAATCCGGTTCGGCGAACTGGGTGACAAGTCTGGCGTCGGGATCTATCCGTCCGCTGCGGCGACGGTGATCAGCGAAACGACCGACATCATGGGCGGTGTGTACCAGAAATGCAACTATGCGTTTCAGGTGGTATATCGCGCCGTGCCGCAGTCGGAAACTGACCGCATCCACATCAAGGGCTGGCTGGACAAACTGGCGCGCTGGCTGGAAAAACAGCCGATCACGGCGGACGGCCAGCAGCACACGCTTGCCGCGTGGCCAGACATCGGCGATGGCCGGACGATCACTGCATTTGTACAGGTGTCGGCGGCCTATTTGACCGGGCGCTATGCCGACGGTGTGGAAGACTGGGCCGTGTCCCTATCGATGCGGTACGACAACAATTTTGAAAGGTGATGCATTATGCCTGAAAGTACGACTTTTAACACAACCGCGGGCCAGACGATTGCCCGCAAACTGCTGATGGCCTTCCTGAATACCGGAACGTCTTCCGCGCCGGTTTGGTCGATCGTCGGCAAGCGCGTGGAAGACAGCAGCCAGGAATATGACTGGAACAAGGAGACCACGCAGGACATCCTGGGCAACACGTTTACCACCATGTCCGCGCCGACCATCACGCAGACCTTTGACCCGTGCAATCTGGACGCCGGCGAGACCGCGCTGACGAAGCTGTGGCAGCTGGCGATTAAGGATCAGGACGTTGCGGCGCTGGCCGAACAGGATATGATGATCGTGCACTGCTATGCCGGCACGAAGGACACGGCGATGTTCGCCGAACGCTATAGCGGCTGCGCGATTGAAGTGAAGTCGCTGGGCGGCGACAAGACGGTGGACATGCCGTTTGACGTGACCTACGGCGGCACGCGCACGGTCGGCACGGCGGCCATTGCCGACGGTGTGGCCACGTTCACGAAGGCGACGGCATAAGGGGGTGACGGCGTGAGCAATAACATTTCATTTGAAACCGGCCTGAAAGCGTTCACCATTAACGGCGACGCAAACCGGAAGATCTATTTTGACCCGAACGACATCGGTATCATCGACCGGCTGGAAGCGGCAGCGATGGCGATCAAGGCCAAAGCCGACGAAATGGGCACGCAGGAAAGCGATACGGACGCCCGCACGACGATCCGCGAACTGGACGCATACGCACGCGAGCAGGTGGACGCGGCGTTCCCTTCGCCCGTCTGCGATACAGTGTTCGGCAAAGCCTACTGCGTTTCGCTCACGCCGTCCGGTTCCCTGCAAATCATTTCGTTCCTGGAAGCGGTTTCGCGCCAGATCCGGCGCGAGATGGACGTTGCGACCGCTGCCGCGCAGAAGCGTCAGGCGAAATACCTGGATAAATACAACGGCGGCGGTCAGCGAAGGAAGAAGCGCAGATCATGAATACCGGCCTGCCGAAGGCAGCATGTATCGGCGGCCGGCGTTTTCGTATCCGCAGCGACTTTCGTGAAATTCTGGACATCTGCGCCGCGTTGAATGACCCGGATCTGACAGATCAGGATCGCGCCGAAGTGGCGGTCAAGATCTTTTACCCGGACTGGGATCAGATCACGGACATGGCCGCCGCGGTGAAATTCATGCTGTGGTTTTTAGACGGCGGTGTGGACCGCGGCGACCAGCGGCAACAGCCGAAGCAGATGGACTGGGAGCAGGATTTCCCGATGATCATCGCGCCGATCAACCGCGTGGCCGGTCGGGACGTGCGAGCACTGCCGTATATGCACTGGTGGACGTTCATCGGATATTATATGGAGATCGGTGACTGCACATTTTCCACGATCCTGGACATCCGGCGGAAGCTGCGCAAACACAAGAAGCTGGAAAAGTGGGAGCGAGAATACTACGACGAAAACCGGGAATTGATCGATTTCAAGTCGGCGCATCTGACCGACGACGAAGATGAATTCATCCGGCAGCTGATGACAGGGGGTGCGCGCGATGGCTGACGTTGTCGGCGATCTGGTATACGAAGCAGCGATTGATAGCGGCAAGTTTGACGCCGGCCTTGCGAAGCTGGAAAACAACGCGAAAAAGGCTGCGAACAATGTGGACAAGGCCGCACAGAAGGTGGCCACGCTGCGGCAGCAGCTGGAAGAACTGCAGGCTGTTGCCGAAAACGAAAAGAAAACCAGAAGCACCGGGACGGTATCGCAGGAAACCGGTGAAGCAATCCAGAAAACGACGCAGCAGCTGAAAATGGCGCAGATTAATCTGGAAAGCAGCCAGATCGCGCAGGAAAAAGCCAGTGCTGCCGTAAGCGAATATGTGGGAAAGCAGCGTCTTGCAGCTTTGACGACGCAGAATGTGTCAGAACAATTCAAGAAATTCACCAAACGAATTGCTGGCTTAGCAAAGCGCGTCTTCATTTTCACCATGATTACCAAAGCGCTGCGTACGATGCGCAAAATGCTGCTTAGCACAATCGGCGCAGACAAACAAATGTCAACATCTTTGGCGCAGATCAGGGGTAATCTGATTTTCGCTTTTGCACCAATCTACAACTATATTTTGCCGGCAATTCGAACGCTTTTGGCGTGGCTTGCCAAATTGACTGCCGTTGTGTCCGTGTTTATCAACTCGTTGTTTGGCAAAACGGCTTCACAAGCGGATGCATCTGCAAAGGCGCTGTATAATCAGGCTTCCGCAACCGAGGCCGCAGGGGACGCGGCCGAGAAGGCAAAAAAACAGCTTTCCGGGCTAGATGAAATGAACCGCTGGGAATCGAACGATAGTTCCGGCGGCGGTGGAGGCGGTTCGTCTGGCATAGCGCCGAAATTTGATTTGTCCGATCAGGTCGACACCGGAAAAATTGGCAAGATCGCAGCCGTTGTCCGCGAGCTATCGCCGTATGTGGCAGCGGTGGCCGCTGGATTCGCTGCGTGGAAAATCGGAAAGAAGTTCCTGGGGAATTTGTCGAAGGCAAAGCAGCTGGCGCTTGCTGTCGCGGGGGCTGTTCTGATGGCCATCAACGTTGTCGATATGCTTAAAAACGGCATAAATTTCGACAATCTGACAGGGTACATCATCGGCGCTGCTGCGGCTGTCATTGGGCTGGGGCTGGCATTTGGTGTGCTTGGCGGAGCAATCACGGCAATCGTCGCGGGGCTTGTCCTTCTTGGTGTGGCAATTCGTGACG